TCATTGCCTGTGTCTTGTTTGATGGCAGTTCTTTAGCCTGACCAAATTTTTCAATAACAAGATAAGGCATACCTCTTTTTAAAAAATCCACCACAACGTAGGCCGCTGTGCGGGGTGATATATCCGTATTGTTACTATCTAACGCATTGAAATGCAAAAGACGGAATGGTCATTTCTGCCATCCTCTCATGGTTTCCCATGAGTCCAGACTGTATCATCACCCTTTCGGGTGTCTTTCGTGCAGTCGTTGAGACGCCATCCCTATGTTCAAAAAATTCACTTATAATGGCGAGTTCATCTTCAGAATATCGGTCAAATCTTGTTTTTAAAATTCTCTTATTAATTAATTTCATCATTAGCTCAGCTCTATATTTTTTTTCTCCAGTAAGATACTCAACAATAGAATCCATTAACTTTTTAATATGAGAAAATTTTCCAACAGTAACAATATAATTTTTCCTCCATTCTTTTTTATCGTGAAGTCTTTCCCTTATATATGGATTAATTCCCATTTTATGAAGTACATCAACAATTTTTTTAATAACTTCATAGTCACAATTCACGATTTGAACATCTGGTCTAACTGAACGACATTTTTTTGTATTTTGCCTTGAAAGTCCAATATGACCTTCTCCGTCAATTATTCCAGCAAGCCATCCTATTTCATAGGGGGTTGTCTGCTGATTGCCCAATCCAATAGATTTTTCCCTTGTAAGGACTATTGGCTCTAAAGGGTTTTCCAGCATATAGAAAGATTTAATCACGGCAATTATCCTTTCTTACCGTAAGTAGTAATATCACTCATATTTTTGTCTCCTTATTTCTTACCAGCAGAGGCTTCATCAAAAGCGTCTTCAAATGTCTCAGCTTTTTTACTTCCTCCTCCTCCTACTGGTGTTTTCTTTCCTCTAACGACCTCAAGGCTCTCAAGCCTCTTGTCTTTTTCTTTTTTACCTTTTTCAACTTCGACCTTCTTACCGTCTTCACCTTCTTCTTCTGGAGGGTCATCTTCTGCCTCTTTCTTTTTAGGTGTTACGATATTGTTAGCTTCCTTGTAATCAGAGATTAAATCAATAACCTCATCAGTATTACCTTCTGCCATAACTTCCATATAAACCTTTTTCCTGGTTGAAGATAGAGTGTCTACCCATCCCTTAACATCCTTGTCTGTAAAGTCCTTTCCATAATCTTCATGTGCTTCTATTATCCTCCCAACATGTTCAACGGACTTATCTTCAGTTCTTTCCTCTATCAACTTCTCCACAGATTTAATGGGAATATCATAGGCTTTAGAAATCTCCTCAAGGATTTCCTTTTTTAAAACCTTCAACTCCTTCTGTCGAAGTTTCGCCTCATTAGCAGAAACATAAGCATAATCTTTCAAATATTCCTGTAATTGAGGGTCTTCCTGTTCCTCCGTTACTACATCAGACTTGGGCTCACCCTTACCTGCTTCGTCTATAGCTTTGAGTTTGTCCTCAAATTCCTTAACCCTTCCAGTTAAGGTTTCGGTTTCTCTCTGTTTAGACTCAATCATACCCTGAAGGCTCTTGTATTTCTGTTCAAGCTCATCATAGGTAGGCTTGGTATCGCCTGTCTTCTCTTTTGCAGCAGTTATTTCGGTTTCCTTCTTCTTACCATCTTCGGTGTCGGGAGTTTTCTTTCCGTCTTGGTCATTCTCTCCTTCTGCTGCCTGAGCTCCCTGACCTTCTTCCTTATTCTCCCCATCCTCAGTTTTGGTAATCTTTTCTCCACCATCAACTGCTACTGCTTCATCAAAAATTTTATCAAAATCATCTTCCAATATTACGTCTTTTTTGTCTTTGTCTTCTTCTATCACACCGTCTTTCGGCATCTTTCCTCCAAATAAAAAGGCTATAAGACTTGGGGGTTGCTTTCCCTTTCTTATAGCCCGATTTTTTCGGTACTAAAACAGTGGATTTAGCCTGAGTATCCACCGAAGGTCGTATCTCATTCAGGCAACCTTCATAAATTCTAAATGTAAGTAGTTACGGTCTCATTAGCAAAGTTCCTCCTTCAAGGTTTTATACTTACCAACATACGTTATTTTTCCATTTTCATAGTTTATGGTAACGTTACCATAATAACCTTGTTTAGTTAATCCTTGCAACAAATCAATAACCTTCTCTATCTTTATATTATAGCATACTTTATGTGGACTTGTCAAGGGTTTTCCCACTTTTATTTTTCCTCCTTCTTTTTACCTGCTTCTTCTATCTGTGTTGCTTGGTCTGTAATGGTCTTTAGAATCTCCAGGTCTGCATCTTTATCGGTTTTGTCAGCTTTAGACTCCATATGCTTTGCTTTCGCAAGTGTATATATAATCTCAGCTTTTTGTAAACCCTTAACCAGAGCATTAGCTTCCTCATCCTGCATTGAGGCTTTAAGCTGCTCAACTTCCTCTGATGTTCTCATATATTCCGAAATATCATCAGAAATTATCATTTTTAGCTTCTTTTTAAGTAAAACATCGGTTTTTATGTATAATCTCTCCTCATCAGACAATGTTTGACTCACAAAAACCAACGCCTGAACCTTCAACTCCTTCATTAGAAGGTCAGTCGAGCCCCTGGCAGCCATTCTATAGTCACCTTTAATGTCCTCATTTTCACTAAATTCCATATTCCAGCGGTATAATGAAGATAAAAAGCTTTCATTACACTCATCATACGACTTTATAATGTCTTTTATGGCGATTGTATGGAGAGGCCACTTTGTTGAAACCGTACCCAGGTTTTGTTCTTTGACCTTCTCTGGCTCTGTATGCATCCACATTGGGATAGAAAGCTCCAGGTCTGCTATCTGCATCGCCTTATCGAAGATAGACAGTAATTCGGATATATGGCTCTCAAAATTGATAGGTTTGACAGCAGGGTATTGAGCATCTATCCCCCTACCCCATCTTTTCCATACTCTATTTGGAGAAACATCTTCAGGGTCTTCATCTGGAGCTAACAAATCAATATTTACCTCCGTTTGTGGGCCCGACACCTTAGCTGCATTATTTAAGGTGCATCTCATCGCACCACCCATAGTTAATTCCATGTCACGTGAAACTTTAGGAAGTCCAGTTCCGAAAATACTTGTCTCATCTTTATCAAAATAAAAGAAGTGATATATGTCCTTTAGCTCAGATATGGTAATGGGGAATGGATTCTTTATAAACTTGATAATCCTATTTCCCAATACCCACACATTGCAGAACATCTCCTCATCTTCAGTATCTTCTTTTATTTCTATCCCCATAGCAGCAAGATATGAATTATCAATATTGCCCCACCTGCATAAAAGTTCATATTTACCCTTCCTGGTACTTTTCTCTTTATTCTTATCAAGCGTCTCAATATCTATTTCCCACTGTTCGTAGAGAGCATTTCCACCTGGGTTCTCTTTTATGAAATTAGAAATAACGTCTGAAAGAAAATCGCTTTTCTTCGCCAGTTTTCTAAGTTGGTGTTTATTGACAATAAGCCTTTTCCAGAAAAAATCACAATCATCAATGATGGTCGCTGTCATATCTGGATAGCAATCCCAGACACGAAGTTCCTCAGCAGATGGAACATGCTTTAATCCTTCCCTTATCTCAAATCCACTACCTTTTGGCTCGTAAGATACCTCCTTCACCTTATCTGTAAACGGGCCCTCCAATACTCCAGTGCCATATCTAACTCCAGACTTTATTATGCCCTTCTCTATCTCCCTGTAGTTTATGTCCTGAAGTTGGTCTTCTACTTCAATCTCCATCTTTGAACATCTAAAAATTGCATATTCAGACACAGCTTGCTCAAATTCTGTTTGAGTTATATTTACATCTTCAGGAATAACCTGTTCACCAGCCTCCATAGCTTGCTGCATTGCCTGTTGTTTCGCAGTCCTTAAATTTGAAACAATTAAATTGGCTATGTCCTTAGACACACTTGGCTTTTTGGTGGGTCTGATTGTCCAGTTTTTATCATTCTCAGACAATATGATGTTGTTAATTATAGACCTTAGAACAGCTTCTTTATATCTGGTATACTTAGGATATACCTTTGAGGAAGTTACAGGAATCTTTACATCGGTTTCGGGGTCGTAGATACCCTTGCACTGTCTTAGGGATTCTGTCCATTCCTTTTCCTTGCTCTTTCTAAGCCTTTTGTTTTCATCAAATTCTGTTCTTAATCTTAATCCTAAAGTTTCAATTTCAACTATATTGTTTGATTCTAAATCCCGTAATCTCATTTACTCCTCCCATTTGACATATTTATTGCTACATATAACATGCCCAACCACAATAAATGCAACGATATTGATGTATCATTTTATATTTATCAATTATTTCATGTCTAAACCAAAGTTCATTAGAACAATGTTCACAGCGTATTTTTTCCATTATCTCTCCTCCATCAACTCAGTACAATATATAACCTTATTGGACTTGTCCTTACAAACGTTCTTCTTGCATTTACTACAACAAGGGTTACCTGCCATAATGTTTTTATATTCTTGCTTTTTCATTTACATCCCTCCATGTTCATTTATATAAATAAAAAATACCATGATAAGCATAATTGCCATTGTAATAGCTATCTCCACTATAAGCCCACGTGGGTCGGAGGTACATATGTTCGCTTGTGTGGTGTCGTTTTTGACCTCCTATGCTCTCTCTTTATGTGCTCATAAAAATATAATGCAGCATATTGCAATCCATCATGAGGATGACTGTAGCGATTCTTTTTAGGCTTACCAAGTTTATCTTTAATATATCCTTTATTAAATCCTTTTCTTAGTTCAGTACATGAAGGAGATAACTGTAAGCATGGCACGCCCATATCCCCAAGACTACTTAAAAAATGTTCCACCGCACCTACTCTTGCAACAATTGAATTGGTAGATGCTGGATAAACCAAACTATTTGGAAAGGCTTCCATGATTTCTTCATAGCAAGTCTTCTCGTCTGTTTGCATCCTTACCCTTCCAGCAGGGTCTCCAGTAAATACTATTTTATAGTCCCTATATTTTGTAGCAAGCACAGGTCTAAGTATATTAGATGCAAACCTACGCACACCCATAGAATCGGAGACATATTCTTCAAGAACATTAAAATGTCCTCTTGGAGTTACCTGAGTAAAAATAGCTGAAGGGGTCAACCCGAAATCTAAAGCGACAACTATCTCTCTCCCAGGAAATGGGCTCAATATTTCCTTTGCCATATGCAATCTATCAACCCAAGCTGTCGCATAAACCAATTCACCTTCCTGGACAAATCCATATTCGTTGTCTATGTATACCCTTAGCCATTCCTCATCCTTGCCCTTAATAATTTCAGGATAATAATCATCTGGTAAAAACTTTACATTCTCAGCATTATCTGCCCTGGCAGATGGTTGAATAAACTCTGCCGAATTATCTGGTTTTGTAATGTCAAAATATGTATGCCACCAAGAATCTTCTTCTGGAGCATTGGTATCCATAATTATACCCTTCCATGTACAAGGAACATCTTTAATATTATATCTTCCTACTCTTGTTGTAAGATGGTCAAAAATAACTTTAGGTATTTCTCTTGCTTCATTTATCCATGCTCCAGTAAATTCAGTAGATAAAAGACCTCTAACGTGTTTCGGAGTATCCAAAGCTCTAAAACTAAATTCTATTATACATCCAGGAAATTTATCAATAATATAATCATGGTCAGCAATCTTATAGTTTCCAAATATTCCGCTGGGAAGCCACTCAAGGACTTTCCTGATTGTAGAGTCCTTTAGGCTTGGATAAGTGTTTCTAACAATAACAAACCTTGAATATCTTATTCCATCTCTTGGATGTGGTTCTTGTTCCATTCCATGCTTTATAAGTTTCCATACACAAACAGAAGATTTACCAGAGCCAACGGGCCCACGCACCCCGACTATCCTTTTATTGCAATTATAAAAGTCATACAATGTGGGTGCATCTTCAA